CCATTGGTTCGTCATGTCCTTGATTCATACGATATTTTATGAGATAGTTTACAGATAGCCACAAAAAAACGGCAGAGCCTTTTGAGCTCTGCCGTTGCGACAACTAACTATGTTAACTCAAACCCTTGAGCAACTCAGCAACCTTAGCATCATCCAATCCATCTGCATCATCTTCGTCAGCAGCCTCAGGCTCAACTGGCTTAGGCAACGTACGACCAGCAGACTTCTTAGACTCAACAAACGGACTTTCATCACTATCAGACTCAGCTTTAGAAGCCGGAGCTGCAGAAGACTCACACAAGAAATGCTTTTCGAAAGCGCTCTTGAGCTCATCATAAGACTGAACACGGAACACAGTATCAAGATCGTGAATAGAGTTATAAACAGCCTCGATCTTCTTGTTATCACTACCAAGCGCTGGCACTTCACCAGGCACAGAGAAGCGAGAAGAGACAAAAGTCGGGAAGTCGCCTTGCTTCTCAGCCTTGATCTTGAACGAACAACCAGACCCACTCAAGTCAAAGATACGAGCACCGTACTGATCAGCATCTTCACCGTTCATAGCCTCATCAATAATCTTTTGAATCTGACGACCATATCGAAGCATCTTCACTTTACCATTATTCTCAGGTTCATTGGTATCGTTAATAACATAAACGTTAACTAACCAATTCTCACGACGCAAGAGCTTCTCAGCCTTGGCCTTCTCTTCAGCAGTACCATGCTTTAAGCACTTCAAACGACCTTCAGCAATCGGGTCGCGCTCACCCCAAGTAGAAGGAGAGATAAACTGAACATACTCACCAGTAGCATAAGACTCCCAACCAAAGTTGTAATAGTGGAAGAAGGTCTTCTTCGGTTCTTGAATGTTAGGAATAAGCCTCACGGTGTAAGTATGACCAGGAGGTGTACGGAGAATATCACGGAGACCGGACTTAGCCTTGGACTTGTTCAACTCTTCCTTAATCGACTCAAACATTGATTTATTAAATGTACTCATATTTTGTTTTTATTATATTTCTATTTTTAGTTTTTTCTAGCTTTTTGTTTCTATTATTTTCAAGCCTGATCTACAGACCTGTTTGCACTTCTCAGACATCACAAATTTCCGTCTAAGTTGTGCGAAATCATTATACAGACTCCCAAAGATGAATTCAAGCAAATCCGCAGGAATCTGAAAGAATTTATTCTCGAAGTCTTCAAAGGCAAATAACGCGTAGACGTTAATGTCTCTATTTTTTAAATGAACAGCAAAGGCAGGCAAGAGCGAATTCTCCTCTTTAAGGTTCAAATACTCTTCTACAGAGCAGCCTTTGTCCTTACAATATTTATAGATAAACAGCAGAGATTCTTTACACTTTTTCAGATTTTCTTCTGAATCTGCATCGACGTTTTCTTTCTTTTTCATGTGCATAGTATACACAGAACGAGCTTTTTGGCTCAGATAAAATTGAAGATCGTAGTAGGTATTCTCATCGTTTACATAGATGGAATATGGAGCCAAGAAATAATCGTTAATATCGATATTTGGAAAGCGATCAAAGAAATATGCAAGTTTTTTAATAGCAGAATACTTTTCATCCTGCTCAAAGTTCTCGAAATCTTGGCGAAGTTTAAATGGTTTGTTCTGCTTTTTTCGCAATATGGCTAGAAAAGTATTATAAATTCTCTTTTCTGTAGACGTTATCATAGTGCATTTTTAAGAATCGTTTTATGTATTTAGATTTATAAATGTTAGGATCACACTCTAAAAAGAATCTAATGCACTCATAATCATTTTCAAAACTGCATAGATTCTTGAATAGTCTGATTAACTTTTTTTCTTGAAGTAGTATAATGAGAATGTTAGCATAGTTCAATCGTTTATTTTTAAGCATGCACACAAAAGAACATGCTTTGTAGAAATTGTTTCTAGTCTCGATTGAACATATGCTATCGTATGGTTGAATCATATTTGGCTTTTGTGGCGCTTTAACAGTTTTGTAAATTCTACAAACTTTTCTGTTAGGCTACCACTAGCGGCATACTCATACCCATCACCATCACAGAGAGTTTTAGCTAGGTTATTTAGCTTCACATCACAAACTTTGCTACGTCTAAAATATACCTTACCAGACCCCATGCTAACTACAGCTACAACATCTGCATTATATTCGTTAAAAATATGATCTGAAACCTCTTGGAAACAATCTTCAGCAAAAGTAGCATAAAAAACATACTTTTTGTTCTTGAATGGTAACATAGTGTTGTACAAGGCAAGAGAATCAATAATAGTTTCACACTTTTTCTGAAAGTATTGAATTTGTCTCAATTGGTAGTCATTGAATTGAAAGAATCCTTTATTAAAATTTTGATAAAAGTTAAAAACTCTTTCAAAGGACTTTGAGTTCCAATACAACGTTTCTAGTTGTTTAGATTGCTTCAAAGCATAGGTTTTACTAACTGCATCATCAATTAATACAATTAAAAGCTTTTGATGCTCTGTTGGCTTAATATCAGGATACAGCTTCTTGAAAATATTAAAGGCTAGTCTAGTAGAAGACCCATCAATCTTAGTCAAGGCTGTTGCGAGCTTAAACTTGTAGTTGAGCTCAACCATTTTCTTATGAGCTGTAATAATGACTACATTCTTACAGTCAATGTATGTTTCAAATCCAGAAACATCTAAACCAATTATAGTTATTCGTTTAAAGTCAGGCAAAGAGTGGCGATCAAAGAACCCTTTGATCATACTTTCAGCTTTCTTTTGTGTTACAAAAAATACTTCAGGCGCATCTTTATGAAACCAGCTGTAAGCAGTATAACAGCCAGCTCCGTCTAAATCTTGATTAATAATTAGCAGTTCGTTTTTCATGTCATTTCTTCAGATAGCGCTTTGAGCGCTTCCGAGGTATTTACAATCTCTTCATCTGCATTCAATGTATTATCCTCTTCAAGAGTAAGAGTTGGGTAGTTAATTTTCATGTTGATTGTACCATAGTTAGGACCATAACGGTTCTTCAACAAACTCATTTTAATAACACCAAGCTCTTTATCTTCATCGAGCTGCCACAAACCAATCACACAATCAGCAGTAGCAGCAGTACCAATACTTTCACTAATAGACTCTAGTCCAGGGTTCTCTTGATTGTAACCACTACGATTCAACTGAGTCGCTGTAATGATTGGACAATTAAAAACATAGCTCATTGCACGTACTTGCTCTGAAGTATACTTGACTCGCTCATAAGAGTTATCACCCTTCGGAGCATTAAGTAGATTCAAATAGTCAATAACAATAGCATCGAACTTATACCCAGACTGTTGCAGCTTCTTAATGAATGCAGTCATTTGAGCTGGAGTAACAGTATTAGGAGGGAACTCCTTAACAAGCAATCGAGAACTCGGCAGATTGAGCTTTTTGTTAGTAACAGTCTGCTTTAGACTGTCAACATTATTTCGCAAGTCATTAAATGGAATCTGAGTAATGTTAGAGGAAATACGTTTACAGTAAGCCATCTCAGACATTTCAAGAGATAAAATAATAACACTCTTATTTTGATTCGCAATATTAACAGCCAAATTCTGCAAGAAGATACTCTTACCAACGTTAGTTTCACCTGCGAAGACATAGATCGCTCTACCATCTTGCAAGAAACCACCACCGAGCTTCTTATCAAGCCACTCCCAACCAGTCTTAATATGATTGTCTACCTTGACTAGATCTTTACAATGCTTATCAATATCAACAAAATAATCATGACCTTTCTCGTTGTTAAGCGAGATAGAACAAGCATGCTCAAACTTATCTAATACAATATTTGTATCAATAACTTCTGCCTTGGTACACATGTCTGTAACCTCGAGCATTGTATTAAACACAGTCTTCTCTTTGATAAACCTTTCAGTATTCTCAAGAAGCTCTTGTTTGTTATTCGATTTTTCAAGAGTCTTGAATTGCTCAACAAGTCTCTTGAAAGAGTTCTTGAGCTCATCGGTTACAAGATAAGTCTTAACTTCAGTAAGAGTTGGTACATTAGAGCGCTTGTTAAAGTACTCCTTAATAATCTCTACAATGTTCTGAACATCTTTACTATTAAAGAGATCTGGTTTCAGGTACTCAACTACAGTACCCATATAAGTCTCATCAGTAAGACAGTTAAATAGAATAACGTAATCAAAGAAGTCGCTATCTATCTTGCTCGTTTTTGATTTCTTTTC